TGACGATGACAATCGTGGATTCTTGGCCGCAATGGTTATCAATAACTTTTGGTGTCCTAATGTTGTTGAGTTGCATGAAATTGCATGGTGGGTAAAACCGGAACATCGGGAAAGCACTGTTGGCGGTAGGCTATGGAAAGAATTTGACAAGATGGCGCAAGAAATGATTAATGATGGCAGGGTGACTTTTGCTTGTACTTCTGTGCTGGCAAACTCCCCATTTATTGATTACACAAAGCGCGGATACAAGCTAATGGAAGCAACCTTTTTTAGAGAACAATAAAATGCCAGCATCACTTATTCTTGCCGCTATATATGAAACAACAGCATTAGCAATTACTGCATTGGGTACGGTTGGATATGCTGCGGCTACCTTTGCAATTAACTTTGTGGTGTCTGGCATTGTTGCTAGGATGTTTGCTGTAGATCAAAATTCCAATTCATCTATTGACAACGGAGTACGACAACAAGTAGCACCGGCCACCACCAATAGCCTTCCAATCGTTTATGGAGATGCTTATCTAGGTGGCACGTTTGTCGATGCGGTTTTGACAACCGATCAAAAATTCATGTACTACGTTATGGCTATTTCAAGCATAAGCCCTAATGGACAATTCCTTTACAACCGATCTACCACGGTAAATGCCGGTAGTTTTTCTGTCGGAACGATTTATACAATTACAACCGTAGGCACAACCAACTTTACTTTGATAGGTGCATCGGCAAATACTGTAGGTGTTACCTTTATCTGCACTGGCGCTGGCACTGGAACGGGCACGGCCACTAAAGGCAATTTTTACTATGGAGATAGGATAGTCACGTTTGATGCAACTGATCCTACAAAAGTAGTAAGCCTCACCGATGGCGCTGGCAATGTGGACTCCAAAATCAGCGGCAACTTGTACATTAACTTGTACACATCCACCGATGCTGGCGTAATCACTAACGTCACCGGCACGGCCCCATCTACATTTATGGGTGGCTCTGACATTGCAACTGCTTTGCGCTGGGCTGGCACACGCCAAATGAATGGCTTGGCTTTTGCCATTGTTAAATTAACCTACAGCGTTGAGGCGGGTACAACCCAGCTTCAGCCAATCACGTTTAACGTAAGCCATTACCTAAACAATACCGGCGCGGCCAAGCCTGGCGATGTTTGGTTTGACTACATAGGCAATGAAACCTATGGCGGTGGGATGCTTAACAACTCCATGCCGACTACCGCTGCTGGTTCATTTGTTGTTGGAAGCACTTACAAAATTGCCGCCCTTGGAACTACCAACTTTACGTCAATTGGTGCGTTAAGTAATAACGTTGGAGTTTGGTTTACTGCCACAGGAGTAGGAGCAGGAACAGGAACAGCAATCTTGTCTACCTTGATTAATAGGGACTCGGCTATTGCGCTTAACACCTATTCAGATGCAACGATCACCTACACGCCAAGCACGGGCGGCTCGGCTACACAAGTGCGCTATCGCGTTAACGGCGTATTGGACACAGGCCAAAACGTCTTGTCTAACATTGACAAAATTATGTTGGCTTGCGATTCGTGGAACCAGTACAACGCAGCATCAGGACAATGGACAGTTGTTGTTAATCGGGATGCAAGTAGTTCGTTCTCATTTGATGATACAAATGTCATTGGCGAAATCAAGACATCATTGATTGACATTAGCAATTCAATTAATCAAATTGAAGCAAGTTTTCCCAACAAGATGAATAGAGATCAAACAGATGTTGTTTATCTTGAAACACCTACTGGATTGTTGTATGCCAATGAACCTGTAAACAAATATTCTTGCAACTTTGATTTAGTTAATGAAAGCGTCCAAGCGACTTACATTGCAAATCGTATGCTTGAGCAAGCGCGAGAAGATTTGATTGTTACGATTAACGCTGCTTACCCCGCTATCCAAGTAGATGCTGGTGATGTGGTGTCGCTGACTAACACCGCTTATGGATGGAACAACAAGCTGTTTAGGGCAATGAAGGTAAGCGAGGTATCTTTGCCTGATGGCAATCTTGGTGCTTCACTTGATTTGAGTGAGTACAACGCTGGCGTTTATGACAATGGTTCTATTACGCAATACTCGCCTACGCCAAATAGCAATCTTTCCTCGGTGCAGTTTTTCTCTGGATTGAATCCTCCAGTTGTATCCACATCACGCCCTGCGGCAACCGTACCAAACTTTGATGTGCAGATCACCACTCCAGCCATCGGGCGGGTTACTGCTATCGGATTGTTCTACACAACCGTGGCAACTCCATCAATTAGCGATTGGGTAACATTAGACAAATTTTTTGCGCCAACAAATGGAGTATTGGCTAACAGTACGACATTTACCTTTCCAAATATGCAATTGCCAGCGAACACTTATTATTTTGGTGCATTGGTATTAAATGAAACAGGGCAAAGTGCTATTAGTGGTGTTAGTTCATCGTTTAGTTGGTTGCCTAGTGGAACGGTTGGATCGCAAACTGCACAAGTTTATTTGTACCAATGGGCGGCAAGTACACCCTCTAGCCCTACAGGAAATTCAACCTACACATGGGCAACCGCAACCAACTCTGGATACACGGGCGGTGGTGGATGGAGCGTAACTATTCCTTCTAACCCTGGTACGGCAGGATGGAACCTTTACGCTGCTGGACAAGGCATTACGGCATTTGCTGGCACAACCACCACTAGCGTAGCTTGGGCTGGAGCGTCCATATCGTCTATTGCTCAAAATGGTGCAACAGGTACAACAGGGGCCAATGGTTATAGAACAGCAACACTTGCATTATTTCAATGGGCGGCATCAACTCCAACAACTTATCCATCTGGAACGTCTACATACACCTGGGCAACTGGCGCGTTTACTAATCCCACTTTAAATGGCTGGACGCAAACACCTAGTTCTGGAAGTGCTGGACAATTTTTATATGAAATAGATCAGCTTTATGTCGATCAACTAACAACAGCCACAAGCACGGTTACTTGGAGTTCCACCACCGTTTTGTTTGTTGGTGGGTTTGGTTCTAATGGCGCTACAGGGGCCACAGGCGCTACCGGAGCCACAGGATCAGCAGGTAATAGCGCAGCACGGGCCTATGCGCTTTATGCTGGCAATCCAACAGTTACCGGCGCTGCGGTAGTGAAGTCTGGCACAACGCTTCCTGCAACAACTGACTTTAGCCCGACATCTGCAACGGCGTTTACCACAACGGTGCAAACGCCAGGATCATCACAAGCAATGTTTCAATCGGACGGTATTTACAATCCGGTTGCAAACACAACAACATGGGGAACGCCATACCTATCTAACTTAAAGGTTGGCAATCTATCTGCAATTAGCGCGGATATGGGATCAATTACAGCCGGAAATATTACTCTTAATACATCCGGTTATATTCAAGGTGGACAAACAGCATATAACACCGGAACGGGATTTTTCCTTGGTTATAGTTCAACAGCGTATAAGTTTTCTATTGGGTCATCAACAAGCAATTTTACTTGGGATGGAAGCAATATTAATTTATCTGGCACTATTTTTCTGCCTAGCGGCGGTTTGTCAATGTCAGGCGCTGGTTATGCTTTTAGCGGATTTACCGTTAATATTAATATAAGTTCAACTGCTGCAAACAATACAATTTATTCCAATAACACCAGCACTACTGGCGGTGGTATTTACACGCAAGTAAATAACAACAATGCTTTATATGCAACAAATACATCGTCAAGCGTAACATCAAGCAATATAAATTATGGAACTGGTAGTGCGGTTCTTGCAAACGCTGCTAGTGGAATTCCGCTTGCTATTCAAGGAAGTACCAGCGTAGCGCCAATTCAAACAAATAGCGCAACTTTGGTTACAAATCTTAATGCTGAAATTTGGGGCGGGGCAAAAGCAGTTACTACGGTAAACAATGGTTCAAGTGGAAGTTTGCCAACTGCTTATCCTCCCGTTACTTTGACATATAACGTAGTAAAGTACATTCAAGTAAATATTGGCGGAGTAACTGGTTATATTCCAATATACATTTAAGGTGAAAAAATGAACTATAAACAAAGCGATATTACTGGCACAACATGGACGCGCTGCCGTGCAATAACAATTAACAATCCATTGCCAGGCAAAGGGCCAGTTGATATTGTTACTAGCCAACCAATTGGGCCAAATTGCGTATTTATAGAAGAATCCGCATTAACCGTTGGAACCGAAACACTTACTTTTGATAGCGGCGGTTGTCAAACGACTTATGTGCCTAATAGTGTAATTTCTTTACTTGATCCGGCCACCGGCAATCCTACGGGGGAAACGGTAACGCAGGAAAAGTTGTACCAAATCCTATATTCTTTATACTTGGCTACCGCAATTGCGCGGGATAGTGTAGAATAATTTAACAAGACAAGAATCGTAGCCCTGCGAGTGCGCGGGGAGCGTCACTACCCGAGGAAGGGGAACTATCTTGGCAATCTTTAACAAGAATACACTAGCACAGATTAGTGGATTTTCAAATCAAATCATTGCCGGTGAGTTGGTGTACAACCAAAAAACTTACTGGAATCTTGTCCTTACAAATACTGAAGGGACGGCTATTGATTTGACAGGCGCTGGAATTGATGCTTCCATCATTCGCAGATCAGTTACAAATATCATGGATACCCGCAACGGGTTGACTTTTGATATTGCAGACTATACTGTTTCAACCCCTAGTCCTGTATCTTTAACCATATCCAATAGGGTTGATGCTGCTGGTGCATTCACAATGGTGATTGATGAATCCACCTGGAATGTATTGTCCACCGATACCCAGCTAGACATTAATGCAACAAATTGCGTTGGCTTTAGTGGGCGGCTTAAAATTTCTTTTCCAGTTGTAGGCACAACCCCTGCTGATGACAGCATCATCTTTTTGCTGTTCTTGGTGCGTTCAGATGGAGTAACCAACTAATGGCTAATGGAAATGCAATTATTGTAAATATTACTCCTCCGGCAACCCAAGTTGTCACGATTGATCGTGGCGTTCCAGGGCCAGCAGGACAAGGATTGCCTACTGGCGGTACAACTGGACAAGTATTGGCAAAAGCAAGCAATGCTAATTACGATACTAATTGGATTGCCGTAGCTGGTACAGGCACAGTTACTAATGTTGCTACAGGCACGGGACTTACCGGCGGGCCTATTTCAACTACCGGAACAATTGCGCTTGCTAACACGGCGGTTTCCGCTGGAAGTTACACATCGGCAAACATTACAGTAGATGCCCAAGGCAGGATTACCGCGGCCGCTAATGGTTCGGCGGGTGGAACTGGTACGGTTACATCGGTGGCCGCTACCGTGCCATCATTCCTTTCAATTGCTGGATCGCCAATTACCACATCAGGCACTTTGGCAATTACCTATTCGGGGACGGCTCTGCCTATTGCCAATGGTGGAACGGGCGCTACATCGGCGGCAGCGGCTCTGACGGCACTTGGAGCATATCCGGCCACTAACCCATCGGGTTATACGTCAACAAATTACGCTACCATTACCGATGACACAACTACTAACGCAACCCGTTATCCTTTGTTTTCAAGCGCAACAAGTGGGAATGTAACTTCAGAATACACAAGTTCTTCAAAGTTTCAATTTAACCCATCCACGGGTGCGTTGACTATTTCCCAACTAATCATTGCACCATAAGGTTGAATCATGGGAAAAATTACATTTCAAGCGGCGCTAGGTGGAACGGTAGACTTGGTTGGCCCAAATACGGCAACGGCAATAACACTTAATTTGCCCGCAGCATCGGGAAGCATTGTTGGTACGGGATCAACCGGCGTAGTTACCGATGCAATGATTTCTGGCCCTATTTCGGTGGCTAAAGGTGGCACGGGTGTAACAACTTCTACCGGCACAGGTTCTACTGTTTTAAACACTTCGCCGACTTTTGTTACCCCAGCTTTGGGAACACCGGCATCGGGTGTACTGACAAACACAACCGGCCTTCCATTGACTACTGGCGTTACTGGAATCCTTCCCGTAGCAAACGGCGGTTCGGGTACAGCCACTCCTGCTTTGGTGGCGGGAACCAATGTCACTATTACTGGTTCTTGGCCTAATCAAACTATCAATGCAAGCGGTAGCGGCGGTGGCGGTGTTACGCAAATTGTTGCTGGAACCAATGTCACCATTTCGCCTACGGGCGGAACCGGAGTGGTAACTATTAACGCAACTGGTGGGGGCGGCTCTGGAACGGTTACTTCGGTGGCTACTGGCACAGGCTTGACGGGTGGCCCAATCACCACAACCGGAACGGTGGCCCTTGCTAACACGGCTGTAACGCCTGGAACATATACCGCTGCCAACATCACCGTAGACGCGCAAGGACGCATCACAGCGGCTGCAAATGGCTCGGGTGGTGGTGGTGGTACTGTTACTTCTGTAGCAGCGACTGTGCCGGCATTCCTATCAATTATTGGTAGCCCAATCACTACCGCCGGAACATTGGCTATTGATTATTCTGGAACTGCTTTGCCTTTGGCTAACGGTGGAACTAATGCCACAACCGCCCAAGGCGCAATCAATACTTTGGCTGGCGCTACGACTTCCGGTTCTTACCTTCGTGGTAATGGCTCCAATGTCGTGATGTCTACCATCCAGGCGGCAGATGTTCCAACATTAAATCAAAATACTACAGGCACGGCGGCTAATGTCACAGCGACTACTAATAGCACCATCACAACATTAAGCGCCCTAAGTCTGCCTGGTTCGCAAGTATCCGGCAACATTAGCGGCAATGCTGCCAATGTGACGGGAACCGTGGCTATTGCAAATGGTGGAACTGGAGCAACTACTGCGGCTGCTGCGCTTACGGCACTTGGTGCTTATCCAGCAACAAACCCATCTGGATATGGCACAGGCACAGTTACTTCAGTAGCAGCATTAACTTTAGGAACAACTGGAACTGATGTTTCATCTTCGGTTGCTACTGGCACAACAACGCCTGTTATTACGCTTAATTTACCATCGGCTTCCGCTACAAATCGTGGATTGCTTACCGCCGCCGATTGGACTACGTTTAACAATAAGGGAAGTGGAACTGTTACATCAGTCACGGGTACTGCACCAATTACTTCTAGTGGCGGGACAACTCCTGCAATTAGTCTTGCTGCATCTTATGGCGACACACAAAACCCGTATGCATCTAAAACTGCAAACTACATTTTGGCTGCGCCTAATGGCACGGCAGGTGTACCGACATTCCGCGCTATTGTTGCCGCTGACATTCCTACGCTGAATCAAAATACTACTGGAACTGCTGCGAACATTACAGCGACAAGCAATTCGACATTAACTACGTTAAGCGCGCTTAGTTTGCCTGGTTCACAAGTCAGCGGAAATATTAGCGGTAATGCTGCAAATGTCACCGGCACAGTGGCTATCGGCAACGGCGGCACAGGCCAAACAACGGCATCAGCAGCATTTAATGCCTTGTCGCCCATCACCACTACTGGCGACTTAATCCTTGGTAACGGCACAAATAGCGCCACTCGATTGGCTATTGGTACTAATGGCTACGTCCTGACATCCAACGGCACAACGGCATCTTGGGCTGCGTCTAGTGGTGGATCAGGAACGGTTACTTCAGTTGCTGCAACCGTTCCATCATTTTTGTCTGTAACTGGAAGCCCAATTACATCAAGCGGAACATTAGCAATTTCGTATTCTGGAACTGCGCTTCCTATTGCTAATGGTGGTACTAACTCTACCGCTACGCCTACTGCTGGCGGTGTAACCTATGGAACAGGTACGGCGCAAGCCTATACCGCAGCCGGTATTACGGGCCAAGTGCTGACTTCCAATGGATCATCTGCTCCAAGCTGGACAACAGTTGGTGGATTAGGCACGGTTACTTCTGTCGCCGCAACGGTTCCAGCTTTTTTGTCTGTAACCGGAAGCCCGATCACAACAAGCGGGACATTGGCTATTTCCTATTCCGGCACGGCTTTGCCCGTTGCCAATGGAGGCACTGGAACCACAACCGGCAGCCTGGTTAATTGCACGGTAGACGGGACTAACGCTGTTGGCTACCTAAACGTACCGCAAAACGCCCAAGGCAGTTCGTATACGCTTGTTTTGGGAGATGCTGGTAAGCATATTTACAACGCTTCTGGTTCTGGCGTAACTTACACCATCCCAGCAGCAACATCTGTGGCCTATCCCATAGGCACGGTAATTAGCTTTATTAACTTATCATCGTCTAATGTCACCATTAGCATTACGACAGACACCTTATATTTATCTGGCGCGGGTACTACTGGTAGCAGAACATTGGCTCAATATGGTATTGCTACCGCCACTAAATTATTTGGCACATCCTCTGGCGGCGTTTGGATCATTTCTGGATCGAACTTAACATGAGTGGAATTTTTCATCACTTAATGGCGTTTGTTTCTGCGGCAACCGATCCATTTTGGAAATACGTTACCCTATTGCTGCACGGCAATGGGACTAATGGCGCTCAAAACAATACGTTTATAGACTCTAGTAGCAATGCGTTTACCGTCACTCGCAATGGCAGCACAACGCAAGGCAGCTTTAGCCCGTTTGGGCCTGATTGGAGTGCTAATTTTAACGGGACTAGCAGTTGGATTGCTTGTGATCCAAATAGCGCGTTTAACTTTTCAACAAATAATTTTACTATTGAAGGGTGGGTTTATTTAACAACTACACCGGCATTAGCTACAATTATTGATACAAGAAGTTCTGATTCTTTATCGGCGTATTTTTTTGGAATAACAAGTGGCTTAAAACTTAGTTTAATATATTCGTCTGCTTCAACTTTAGTTTCTACTTCATCAGTTTCATTAAACACTTGGACTCATGTCGCAGTAACCAGAACTTCTGGTTCAATTAAATTTTTTATAAATGGTACTCTTGACGCAACAACAATTTCGTATAGTTCAGCAATAGACGCTACTAGTTTTGTTTCTATTGGTGGAGGCCGTTCAACAGTCGCCAATAGTGTTACTGGGTATTATTTACCTGGATATATATCAAATTTTCGTATTTCTAACACAACGTCTTTTTACTCAGCTTCATTTACGCCTAGCACAGTGCCTTTAACGGCAATTAGCGGAACATCTTTTTTGGCTTGTAAATCTAATAGGTTTATTGATACAAGTGCAAATAATGTTTTTATAGGTGTTTATAACTCTGCATCTATTCAACGCTTTAGTCCATTTAGCATGGGGTCGGCGTACTCTACTTCTGTGATTGGTGGAGGAGGCTACTTTAACGGCAGTACAGATTATTTGACTGTCCCTGCTAATGCTGCTCTTAGTATGGGAACTGGTGATTTTACTTGGGAGATGTGGGTTTATCCATTAGTGGCGCCAAGTGGGTTAACTGGGGCATCTAATCAACTTCTTTTTGGGTATAGAAGCGGTAGTGATTTAAGTCCTTGGTTGGGTTTCAACTCTGGAAGCGGGGGAGCTAATCCAATTATATTGTTTACTGGTGATACCACAAATTTTCTTAGCGCAACATTCCCTGCGTTAAATAGCTGGAATCACATTGCAATAACAAGATCGGGAACTGCATTAAAGATGTTTCTTAACGGCGCTGTAGTATCAAGCACTACAAATAGTACAAATTTTAGCGATGCTAGTATTCGTTATGTTGCCGCAATAAATAATCCTAGCCCTTCAATTATATATTATTTCCCAGGATATATATCAAATTTGCGTATAGTTAAAGGTACGGCAGTTTACACCGCAGCATTTACACCACCAACTTCACCGCTGACAGCGATAACCAACACATCTCTTTTACTTAGCACCATCAACGGCGGCATTTACGACAACGCCATGATGAATAATTTAACAACTGCTGGAACCGCACAAATTAGCACCGCACAATCTAAGTTTGGCGGCGCGTCTATGTACTTTAATGGGACAACCGGCTATTTATCAGAAGAAGCTAATTTAGCGTATGATTTTGGAACAGGTAATTTTACAGTAGAAATGTGGGCCAATTATTTATCCGCAACGCAACCAAGATTTTCTAGTTTTATATCCTACGGCGGCAATACAAATAGCGGCGCTAATAGGGCTGGCTGGTCAATTTGTTTAGACGCAAATAACAATTTAATATATGTTTGTGTTGCGACAATTGGCTATAGTTGGTCATTTAACCCAACCAGTTATGGAAGCAATTGGTTTCATCTTGCGGTTGTTAGAAATAACGGTAGTTTGCAAGTGTATGTAAATGGAACTGCTTTAGGCTCCGCGCAATCAGCAACTGGTTCGGCTTCTAGAGATAGCAACAATTACCCTTTATATATTGCACAAGGTACTAATTTAGGATCAAATCAATATTTTTCTGGTTACATAGACGATTTGCGTATCACCAAAGGCTACGCCCGTTACACCGCTAACTTCACCCCGCCCACCGCAGCTTTCCCCAATTACTAATATGCTTTACTCTAAACTTGGATCAATCCCAATGCCTGAGACTGATGGAACAGAAGGCTGGGAAGAAGTGCCGGAGCCGCCAACGGCTGGCGAGGGCGAGGAAGTGGTTTGGTGGTATCCACCTGGCTGGGTGGTGCGCCCTATCAAACCTGCCGCAACCGAAACAACTGATTTTTCTTGGAGCCAATCCCAAGAACAATGGGCAGAATATAGTACCATTCCCGCTGAAATTATTAACACAACCCAAGAGGAAAATACACCATGATTAATTTGCCCATTGAACTTGTAAACCAAATCCTTGGTTACTTGGGTAGCCGCCCATATCAAGAAGTTGCTTATTTAATCCAAACCGTACAGACTTTGGCTAAAGATCAATTGCCCGAGCCAGAAGAACCCGCGCCATGACACCTGATTCCTTTGATCCAATAAAGTATGGCGTTTTGTGGGAACGTGTGCAATCCTATGAGCGCCGATTTGATGAAATGTCAAACAAAATTGATAAGCTAGAAGGCTCTATAGAAAAGCTAGTAGAAATGGCTAATCAAGGCAAAGGCGGGTTTTGGATGGGCATGATTATTGTGTCTGCTTTTGGTAGCGTTGCCGGTTATTTCCTGCATTGGATTAACAAGGGCTAGTCTGTGTTAAATGCGCCTGTTTCTCTTAATCTTTTTGATGCTGGTAACGGTATCGGCGGCAGAGGACAGGCTCATGTTATCGTCTGCGTCAGAAAAACAGGAAAAACCAAAGATAAAATTATTGCAAGGTTGTTCAATACAGGACTTGTATGTAATAGCCTGGACAACACATGATCCGATGGAACGGCGTATAGCCATGTTGCAATGGTTGGATAAAAATGTATGCAATACCCAAAACTACGCAGATATTTGGAACATCTTATCGGAATGGGCGGGCGCATCCGACAACGCTTTGCTACGCGCAAAAGTAATCCACGGGTACGAACAAGCATTAAAGAGGGAAAACAAATGAACGACAACATTAAAGCACGATTGACGTTTGCAGTTACCTTGATGGTTAGCGCAACATTGTGTATTTCTGTTCTTGGTATGGTAGGCGCTTTTTTGATGGGCTTGTGGTCAAAAGAAGTGGACAACAGCGAAATATTCAAGTTGTTAAGCCCCGCCTTCCAAACCATCATCGGCGGCTTTATCGGCCTGCTGGCTGGCGTAAAACTGTCCCACGATGAGGACGAACTACCTTGCAAGAAAAAGGATTGATATGTTTGAATTATTAGGCGGCGGTGTTATTGGTTCTTTGCTTGGTGGCCTGTTTCGTATGGCTCCCGAGGTGCTGAAGTGGCTGGATAAAAAGAACGAACGTACCCACGAACTGGCTATGTTTCAGCAACAATGCCAGTTAGAGACATTGCGCGGACAACAGAAATTAGCCGAGATTGGTGCCCAACGGGAAGCAGCAGTAGATGCTGGTGTGATGGATGCCTTCAACAGCGCCATAGAACAGCAAACAGAGATGGTTAAAGCAGCGGGTGGATGGGTGGCTAGTCTTTCCGCTTCTGTGCGTCCTGTAGTTACCTATTGGATTCTTTTGCTTTGGAGTTTTATCCACGTTTGGTTTGCCTGGAATGCTTGGACTATGGGCGCTCATCCTGATGCCGTGTTCAAACTAATGATGTCAGGCGACTTTGCTGCGCTGGTTAGCGGTACGCTAAATTACTGGTTCCTTGACAGAACATTAGCCAAGCGTGGGTTATGAACTTAGATATAGCCGTTGCGCTATGTAAGCGGTTTGAGGGCTTCAAATCGAGGGTTTACCTATGTCCAGCGGGTGTCCCAACGATTGGTTATGGTTCAACCTATTACGCTGATGGACGTAAAGTTAGCCTGACAGACGCGCCCATGTCAGAGCCTGATGCAGAAGCGTTATTGCTCCACGAACTGCGCCATACCTACTTGCCTGGTGTGCTACGCAATTGTCCAATCCTTTTGACAGATGAACGCAAGTGCAACGCCATCGTAGACTTTGCTTACAATTTGGGAACAGGCCGTATCCAAACGTCAACCCTAAAACGCAAGATAAATGCCCAAGATTGGGAAGGTGCCAAAGAACAATTGATGTTGTGGACTAAGGGCGGTGGGCGTGTACTTCCTGGCCTTTTAAAACGCCGCACCGCTGAGTGTCAATTGTTTGGTTTAGGACAATCCTCTGGTACATCTACTTTGACGTAAACAGGGACGTACATACCGCCCTCGGTGTGTTGTGTCCATCTATCAATGTAAACGTCTGCCATAGTGCATATAGATCGTTTCACCGCATCGGCAGGAACGCCAAGCAATGCCGCTATGTGTCGTGCGGTTAATCCTTCCTCATACTGGGTAAGAATGGGCCTGATTCGTTCTGTCATTGCCCTCATTTATCTTGTTCTTTCATATGCTTGATTGCTTCCATCATGCTGGCAATGTACGTTAGCGCAACCGTACATTCGTAAATTGCATCGTCGTAATGGTTGTTCAACATACATTGATGCGCTTCTTTAAGTGCGTGTTCTGCGTTCATACAAGGCAAGGCGTAGTCTTTTATTACTTCAATTTTCATTGGTTTAGTTCCATTAATTTTGGCTTGCGCCATCTCTTTCTTTGATTCGTAGCCTGTCATTTCAGCACCGCCGCTACAAGCAAAATTACCCCAACCCCAAATAAAAACCACACAATCAACCCTTTAATCTGCTGCCAAAGGAATTCATACGGGTCTATATGCTCCTCCTCTGGTTTGTCATATGCCATGTACTTTTTGTCTGCATCAGTCACGTTTGTATTCTTTCATGCGTTCGTTAAGACGCTCAATACGGGCTAGGCTGAGTTGGAGGCAAGCCTTTGCGTATTCGGTGGCGTTCTCTGACTCAAGCCTCTCAAGATGCGCCTGGGCCAAAGAATGAGTAATAACTTCCAAGGGGGTTAAGTCGCGCCAATAATCTTTAAAAAATTTCAAAAATCGCATACCATTCCCTTTCGTTACGATTGGTGTTTGATCTAACGGTACATCCAGTTAACCCGACAAGCCCTTCGCGCTCCAATTCTGGCAAACGCTTGCCAATCTGATGCGGCTCAAGATTGGTAAAACGGGAGATTCCGTCCTTTCCCAATGGCCCGTATGTTTTTAAGCATTCCACAATAATTTTTGCGTGATGCTTGGCAAGTTCTTTTGCCGACCCTGCGGCTTGCCAACTGGTTAGAGGGTCGGTATTCCGTGCGCGTGGATGCTCAAAATGGGGTGTCAAAGTCATCATTTGGCAATCCTTTAAATTTTTCTTTGGGTTGTGGTTCGTTTAAATACGCCCAGCCTGACCAGCCGCCCTCAACCAAGGGGATAACGTCAATCTTGAGCATTTCCCCGTTTTTGGTGTTGATGATTGACCCAATACGCTGGTAACGGTTCTTTTGTTGTCCGTCTTTGTTGGTGTATGTTCCAACTACGCAAGAAATTTCTTTAGTAATAGCCATGATTAACCTTTCATTAGTTCTGCTTGTTTCTTAATGCTGCTGCGGGTTTTGCTATCAAGCATTGCCCACAGAGCCGTCTTTTCTTCAATGTCCACAATTCCCGCGTACTCCTCAACCGCGCCAATTACGTCATTTGCGCTCATGCGCTCATTGATGGCTGCGGCAACGTCAGCAATGATTGCCATCCTGTTTGATGGGACTAGATCAGTCTTTGTAGCCGATACTTTTACCTTGCTGGCTGCGTTGCCATCGTCATCTTCGGGGGCAATACCGCAAGCCGCCATCAAAGAATAACGCCTGGCGTATGTAAGCGCCGAGCCATAACCTTGCGGGTCTTGTTTGGC